CTGGTTTAAATCATGTAGCTATTTTTTTAGATGGAGATGTTTTACATCATTTAACCGATAGACTATCTTGTAGAGAGGCTTATTCTCAATGGCTACTGAAATGCACAGGAGGGAGGTATCGTTATGTTGCGTAAAGTAAAACTATATGGAGAACTCGCTAAATTTGTAGGTCATAAAGAGTTTGAAGTAAAAGTAGACAGTATTGGTAGAGCAGTAAGTTTTTTAATAAATAATTTTCCTGGAATAGAAAAGTATATGTCTCCAAAGTACTATCAAGTAAAAGTAGGCAACTATGAAGTAGGTGAAGATGAATTACATTATCCTATTGGACAAAAAGAGGATATACATTTCATTCCAGTTATTAGTGGTGCTGGAAGAGGATTAGGAAAAACTTTATTAGGAGTGGCTTTGATCGGTATAGCAATCGCAGCACCAGGAGCAGGATTCGCATTTGGTAAAAGTGGAGTCGGATTTATAGCTACGGGAGCAGCACCAAACGCTTTAATGGCTGCAATAGGAAATATAGGAATAGGTTTAACTTTGATGGGGGTATCTGAAATGCTTACTCCTCTACCTCAAAAAAGAGACTTTAACAGTGAGGAAGATCCAAGGCTTTCATACAATTTTTCTGGAACTCAAAACACATCACGGGCTGGTACACCTGTACCAATTTGTTATGGAGAAATCGTGACGGGCTCAGTGGTCATCAGTGGTTCAATCGACACCCAGCAGGTACAAGCATGACAAAACCTAAAAGTATTCAAGGTTCTGGAGGTAGAAGAAGTCCTCCAACTCCTCCCCAACCAACTAGAACACCCGATAATTTACATAGTAGGCAGTTTTCTACTATTCTTGACCTAATTTCTGAGGGAGAAATTGAGGGATTTGCCAGTGCTTCAAAAGAAGGAAGGACACAGGGAACTACTGCGTATAACAATGCTGCACTAAAAGATGTATTTTTGAACGACACTCCTGTTTTAAAAGAATCTGCTGACTCTACTAATCCGACTACAACTGATTTTAATTTTCAAGACGTAAACTTTACTCCCAGATTTGGTACTGCCAATCAGACAAAAATACCAGGTGTTGAGAGTAGCTCTTCTGTGACATCGGTTGGAGTGACTGTTACTGCCTCTACACCAGTTACAAGACAGATAACAAATTCAAATGTAGATGCAGTAAACGTAACAGTAACTTTTCCCCAACTACAAAAAGCAACAGATAAAGGAGATTTACTTGGATCGTCTGTATCTTTAAAAATTTCAGTTCAATATAATTCTGGTGGTTTTACTGATGTCATCAGTGACACAGTTACAGGTAGAACTGCTGATGCTTATCAAAGAGATTACAGAGTAAATCTTACTGGTGCATTTCCAGTAGATATAAGAGTTAGCCGAGTTACAGCAGATAGCACAAGTTCAAGCCTTATTGATTCATTTTTGTGGACAAGTTTTGGCGAAATAATTGACGATGCCAGTACTTATGCCAATAGTGCCTACGCTTCTATTCGATTGGATTCTATGCAATTCCAATCAATACCTAGTAGAAAATATCGTGTTAGAGGAGTAAAAGTAAGGATTCCTGGTGCTGGTGCAAACAGTTCTGGTACTCCAAGTGTGGACAGTGCAACTGGTCGTATTGTTTATCCTGATGGCTATATTTTTAATGGAGTTATGGGTGCTGCTCAATGGTGCTCGTGCCCAAGCATGGTGTTACTTGATCTTCTTACAGACACTAGATATGGATTTGGCAATCACATAACAGATAGCAGTCTTGATTTATTTTCCTTTGTAAATGCGAGTAAGTTTGCAAACACATTGGTATCAGATGGATTAGGAGGGCAGGAAGCCAGATTTAGTTGTAATGTTAATATTCAAAACCTCCAAGAAGCATTTACTTTGATAAATGAATTAGCTGGTGTGATGCGATGTATGCCTATCTGGTCTGCTGGATCGGTAACAATTACACAGGACAAGCCAACAGATGCCAGTTATCTATTCAACTTATCTAACGTAACTGATGCTGGATTTAGTTACTCAGGTAGTAGTTTAAAAACAAGACATAGTGTAGTGTCTGTCTCCTACTTCAACATGGACAGTAAAGAAGTGGATTTTGAGGTTTATGAAGATACCGATTTGATCTCCAAGATAGGGGTAGTTATTAAGCAAGTAAAAGCATTTGCGTGTACCAGCCGAGGCCAAGCTAGAAGATTAGCAAAAGCAATCGTTTTCTCGGAAAATAATGAATCTGAGGTCTGTGCTTTTACAACATCAATAGATTCTGGTGTAGTGGTTCGACCTGGTGCTGTTATCGAAATAGCAGATCCCGTAAGATCAGGAGTTCGTAGAGGTGGAAGAGTAAGTTCTGCTACAACGACCCAGATAACTGTAGATGATTCTGCTGCAACCGATTTACCAACAACAAATAATCCAACATTGAGTGTAATACTACCTGATGGAACTGTTGAAACTAAATCAGTATCAAGTGTCTCAGGTGCGGTTGTAACAGTATCCTCTGCTTTTTCTCAGACTCCAAATGTTAATACAGTTTGGCTGCTGCAAGATGACACAGTTCAAGCCCAGAAATTTAGAGTTCTAAATGTTCAAGAACAAGACGGTATAAATTATACAATCACAGCTTTATCTTATGTAAATGAGAAGTACGCATTTATTGAAGACGGTGCGACTTTACCAACAAGAACAGTATCGGTACTAAATCTTCCAAAAGATCCTCCTTCTGCTTTACAAGCTGAAGAAAAGATAGTCGAGATAAATAATCAGGCAGTATCAAAACTTATCGTTAGTTGGCAGCCTATTGTTGGTGTTACGCAGTATCAGGTTAACTATAGATTCAATAATGGTAACTTTGTCTCTACAACAGTATCTTCTCCTGACTTCGAGATATTTAATACTGATATTGGAACTTATGAGTTCCAAGTATTTAGTTATAACGCTGCATTACAGACAAGTGCGACCTCTGCTGATCTAACTTTTAATGCTGTTGGTAAAACTGCATTACCATCAAATGTTACTGGACTATCAGCCGAACCAATAAATGAAAAATTAGTAAGATTACGTTGGAATCGCTCTACAGATTTAGATGTGACTCATGGAGGTAGGGTATATGTCAGACATTCTCCTTTGACCGATGGTAATGGTACATTTACTAATAGTACTGATCTTATTCAAGCTCTTAGTGGTGCTACTACATCTGCGGAAGTTCCATATCTTGAAGGTGAGTATATTTTAAAATTCCAAGATGATGGTGGTAGATTCTGTGCAGGAGAAACAAGTGTAATTCTTGAATTGCCAGATAACTTAGCTCCACTTATTACACAGACTAGGAGAGAAGATACTGATAGTCCTAAGTTTCAAGGAACAAAAACCAATGTTGCTTTTGATGCAACTACAAACACATTAAATTTAGTTGGTAGCGGTAACTTTGATGACATCACAGATTTTGATGCTGTTGGTTCATTAGATGACTTTGGTGGAATAGTCTCTGAAGGTACTTATGATTTTGGAGGAACTGCTGGTGGAGATACTTTAGATTTAGGTGGTGTATTTAGTCTTGATCTAAAACGTCATTTCTTGACAGAGGGTTTCTATCCATCAGATTTATTTGACTCAAGAGGTTTGATTGATGATATTACTGATTTTGATGGAGCTACGGCTACAGAAGTAAATGCTGAAATGCTAGTGAGAGTTACACAAGATAACCCATCTGGATCTCCTACATATACTGCGTTCCAAACTTTTGCCAATGGCACATATAAGGGTAGAGGATTTCAATTCAGAGCAAAACTTACAAGTAATGATGTTGCACAGGACATCAAAGTTTCTCAGCTAGGTTATACAGCATCTTTACAGAGAAGAACAGAACAAGGTAATGTTATTGCAAGCGGAGCAGGAGCAAAGGCTGTTACGTTTACCAATCCATTCT